AAGTAGAACCTCTTGAAATAAGCCGTATCCATAAAATTGCTCTCAATATCATATCCCGCTTGCTCAAATATTTGATGGTATAACTCTCTAAACTGAACAGAGGGTTTCATATAGTAAGATTGGAGTGGTGTTGCTGGGTCATCAAAATATCCTTGACTGAATAAACCCCCCGAAAACAAACTAAAATTGAGTTTTGGTGTAGCATTGACATTTACAGTATTACCCGATGTGTATTCATATCCAAAGTGTCCCAAGAACCAATACGCTTTACCCGTCTCATACGCTGTTGTTCCCGTTGGTGTGTATAAGTCGGGGTCTTTCAAACTACCAAATGCTACGTCATACGAATTATAGGGGTGGTTCATATAACTCAAGTCCAAATCTCTCATCAACTTGTCCCCAATGTTAGCCAATAAGTTACCTACCTCATTGTAGAATGTGATGTTGTAGATAACCTCCCTATTCTCAATGTTGACAAAATTTAGACGAACATAACCCGTCATAATCTCATATCCATTATATGTCAATATCGCATCCATTTTTCTGCGAATATCAAAGTCAGTAAATGAAGAATTTAGGTGAAAAAAGTGTTGGAATATATCATTGTTTTCTTTACTACCAGGCACATAAAAACTATTGGAATATGTGCTATTCCTTTGGGTTATATTTTGAATCTCTGCAAATGATGAGTTGACTTTGAACTCACTAGTTTCAAATAAATCTAAATAATGAGTGGTGCCTGAAATGGTAATAGTAAGTCCTAACATATTAGATTGATGTGTTGAATTGATTTATTGGGTTATACACATAGTTCATCGTGTATTGGTATAATTTGTTGTAACGTTGTTTGTATTCCTCAAATGTGCTGTTTGTAACAAGTATTGGGACTAGTGTATAGAACAGAATATTGTTGTAACCAATATTACTGATGATTTGGTAAGCATAATTGGATAGGAAGAAATCTCTAAACGTCTCCATATCGTTGTCATCCATCCATATACTTTGAGCCTCCACTGATACTACAGTATCTTGGTTATAAACAATGTTTCTTTGGTCACTTGATTGCCACATATAACTACTCGCATCACGAACCCCCGTTTGAGCATATACGTCTCGTGAGGTTGATAGTGACTTGATGTTCTTTTGACCGAACGTTATTGTGTCCCATGCTCCGTTGGTGTTGAGGTATAAGAAATGAACCGCATCCCCATATAAACATTCATCACCATAAAAATCAAATACGTAAATATTTGAACTACCATAACTGGTAAAATCAGTAACTGGACTACCAGAACTTGTGGTGTAAAATGCCACCTTTTTCACATCATCAAATTCAGCTACCCCATAATAGTATTTTGCAAAGTTGGTAATCAAATAATCCAAATCAGTATAGACATTTGAGGTTGTTCCTTGATAGGGTAACTGATGTGTTGCGTGGTATTCCAACACATTAGCTGTTTGACGTAACTCAACCAGATTGGATACTTGGTTGATGTTCGCATTTCCACTCAAATCATACCCCAAGTTACCTTGAGCGAAGTTGACAAGAACGGGACATTGTTTGTGGTGTTGTCTGTGTCTAAATCTAACACTCTCCTTTGCTGCTGAAATGGTAATACCCGTCATCGCATAAGGGGTTCTGTCATTACCAAACTTATTGTAGAAATTGGATAGGGGTGCGTTGTCTTCCAAGTATTCCACACCACCCGTAGCTGCTGTGGATAACTTGAACTTACCCATATATTCTGTTGACGTTAGCAATGTTGAATTGTTGTCACCCAATAGGTTTCTGTAATAAGATACATCCGCAGCTGGTGTCAATCTAATCAAATCACTGGCTGATACACAGATGGGATTTGACTCACTATAGTAAAGTCCATAATAGTTCCAACCCGTTGTTTCACATCCATCACAATTCCATATAAACTTATAACCACATCCCAAGTCATTGCTCCATAGATAAACAATATCGTTGTTGGTTGGTAATGAACCAGCTACATAAAATCCACTATCTGCTGTGGAACTTCCACTAGCCACAAATGACCCTGCAAACGTGGTGTGGAGATAGGTAGCCCCCGATACAAATGTTCCATAGCTTGTTCCGTAATCCCAACTATTGGCTCCTTGCCAGTTTATTCTGTTGGGTGTTCCCGAATAACCCGCAGATACTGTATCCAATGAATAGGTGAAATTGGCTATATCTGTTGGTATCCAATATTTGGTTTGAATATCCAATACTGTCGTTCCACCACTGGTATATTCTTCCCCCACCAATATTCTATATGAACCCGTATGTTGTAGTAACTCATAAGGGTTGGTAAAGTTGTAGATGTTACTAGGTGAAAAACCAGACAGAGCACCAAAGTTACCATTGGGGTTGTTTATATCAATATTCCATACTCCACCACTAATACCATTATAGGTTTCTTCAGCACGTGGATTTGGTTTTATGTAGTTTTTTATAATATCACGAATATCAAAGATGGCTTTACCATACGTGTTTGGACGGAGCTTTACACGTCCTATTTTTTCTGCGGTTGATTCATAAGGATTGAAGTAGATGTCCACAACATACTTGAAATTGGTAAGTGCGGTATTGGTTGAAGAACACGTGAAATAGTGTTCCATATTGCTACCCATAAATCCATAAGGGGTTTTATCTATTGTAATCATATCACTTGTATGTTTATATTTTGATTGTTGGCTGGTATTGCGTTTATAATGGTTTGACTGATGAAATCATCAATACTCAATGCTAATTGTTCAAATAATTCATCATCAATTTGTTGAGATAGTTGTTCAATGGCAATGTCAAAGAAATAGGTAGGTTTGATACCAAACTTATAGATATTTCTGCTGACAGCGAAAGCCATACTTTTTGCTTGGTTCTGGTCTAATCCCAATCTTGCCATACCCCATTTCATCAAGGGTCTAATAGGGACATATTTTCCTGCGTTTCTACCATCATTGACATATTGCCAATAATCGTTCATAAAGATTTGAACCTCTTTGGTGTTTACATCATAACGAGCTTCAACGCTATTTATTAGATTGGTATTGTATCCATCGGGGACTGGACCTACTTTATTGGCAGAACCAGCGTAGGCACTATTCCTACCCATTGAATAAGCGTTACCATCTTTACCTGGAGCATAGGGGTATTGTTGTGACAATGCCCATTTTAGTTTCTCTGCAAATAATTGAGAATATAACTCAAACGCTCCAGCTAATTGTTCTTCCATTATACGTTGAAATCAGTGTAAGGTGCGATACATCTGTTTAGTGGTTTATCTACCATCACTTGGAGCTGTAAGTTCCAACCTATCAACAAATCTTCATACATCTCACTGAACGGACTTATAGAGGTTGGTAATACCACATCATACTTGGATGAGAAATCCCCTTGTGATGCTATTACAGAATACTTGAATTGAGCCAAGATGTCCTCTGCTATTTCCAATGTGTCACTCCATAAATCGGTTTGAATGGTTTTATTTTTGGTGTTGTCAATATCACAGACAATCACATTGAACGAATAGGTAATATATCCGTCATATCGTGTTGCGGGTTGTGGAACAATATACAACAAGGGGTATTCGGGTGCGTTGTTTTGCACATTGTCTTTGGTAACCTTACCCACGTAATCCTCATCTGTCTTTTGTTGAGTTAGAAATATCAAATCCCTAATATCCCCAATACCAAATGAGTTCAGTTGTTTGTGTTTAGATTGTAGTAATTTGAAATCATCCACAATATTTTTGAAGTTATAATAGTTACTCATTTTCTATATTTATTCATCATTTTATTCATTTCTCTTTCCCTCTCCTTATTCAACTCTTTTGCGTATGTTAGGAAGTTGAATACATAATATAGGGGCATTCGGGTTATCTCTGCAACGTCTTTGATGTTTTCTTGCGCCAGAAAAACAATCGTCCCATACCAGCCCCAATGCTGTGCAAAGGTTTTAGGAGCGTTTTTGTTTTCTTCTTCATCTTGTAAAACATCGTCAAATAAAAGGGGGTAGCTTCTTTCAATAGTCCCCCTAAAACGAAAAAAAAACGCAATGCTCCTTGTAGATATTTCACGGGTAGTTCCCTAAATAACTCCGCTCTTTTTTTAGTTAGATTTATGTCATAAGATTCTATAGTTCCGTTCTCCATTATCGGTCTATAAAATATCGCCATTAGTTCATGCATATTTGACTTGGTATATGACTTGTCCTTCTGTAAGAATGTATCAATATCCACATACTCACCAAATGACATATTAGCCAAATCCATAAACTTATATTTCACACCCTTGAACTCAAACTCGGGGTGAAATTGCTCTCCAATCTTGATGAAGTAGTCGCTCAAATATTCCGCAGCATCTTTGACTTGTGCGAAATTAGCTTTACGTAAATCATATTCGTCAATACCCGTAGATACTGATACCAATGATAAATAGAAGTCCTCATCCTCTTCTATGTCCTTCAATAAATTCAGCTGCGCCCATCCGTGTAAGGTGGGTTCATTGACTTTGTAGTCCTTACCAGCGAACTCTATGATATGTTCCATACTCTAAAATATAAATGTTTTATGTTCTTCACCTATTATAAATGTAATAAGCACCTTTTGTTTTTTTCTTGCGTAAACTATGTAATGACAGAGCCAGTGAAATGATGGTGTCATCGTGTGCTCCATCAAACGCTCTGTAAGACACTTTCCTTGTTGAAGGGGAGTAATGATATGTAAACGTCTTCAACTCTCCATATAACGAAGGAAATAGGGTTTCTGTGGGTAATCTCAAGTCCCCCTTGTTTAGTTCATAGATTAGGTCTTCTATGATTTCTTGTTTTGATGATTGTGTTGTGATGAAGGGGTGTATATCTTTATAGGATTTGATTAGTTGTTCATACAACACATCCCCTATTGAGTTTACCTCCATCATCGCTGTTGCTTGATACTGGTTTAGGTATTGTTTTATGTTCTGTAAGATGGTATCCCACGGCTTGTGTCTGTCCCTATAAATGAACACCACATTTCCGTCATCGTCCATTATTGTCAATACTGAATAGTCATCTTGTCGTCCCACGTCAATACCCGCATAGTATCTTTTACTTGGTTGTTTGTTGCTCCAATTTGGTAATACACAATAGGTGTCAATATCCGTAAACACTGAACCCCCACTATCCACAAACTCACCCATTATTTCTTGTTTGAATACGTTTTCTGGAAGCGTCTTTTTTGCTTCATCTAATTCTTGTTTGTCAATATAGGGGTTGTCATAACTTGTCCCTTGTAGGGTTATGTATTGTGGTTGGTCTACGTCTAGACCCCTTGTATGTAAAGAATACAAATAGTTTCTCCCCTTCGGTGTTGATATAAAACATACCTTTTTTCCTTTGATTAGAATCGTTGGTTTCAATACTTCGTTCCATACTTCATCTTTGATAAATGCCGCCTCATCTACTATTAGATAGTCCAATGTGTAACCACGCAAACTATCTGGTTTTTCACCAGACCTAAATAGTATCTTACTGCCGTTTATTAGCCCCATTTCATAATTTGATTTATTAGATGATATTAGGATTGGGGTGCCAGCAATCGCTTTTTCAATATCTTCATATACCTTACGGACTTGTGAATAAATTGGACTTACCCACATTAGAGTTGCTCCGTTATTTTCCAACGCCCATTTCAGTAATAGGTTTTCGGCTAATAATGTTTTCCCGAATTGTCTCCCGATTGTAAGGACAGCGTATTTGACGTGTTCCTGCTCAATCTTTGTAATGAACTCGGCTTGTTTTGGATAGGGGGTAAAACCTTCAACTTCTACAATCATAAATCAAGTTTTATTTGGTTAT